GCCAGTCTCCAAATCTTTGCGCTTCTGAATCTCATCCACAACCCTAGACGGCTCCCCGATATCCACGTCCGCCCAAAAGCCGTCCACCTGCAGTATCTTTATCTCATTCTCGTTCTTGCGCATCCGGTGCGTTATGCGCGGGCAGGTAAGCAGCTCGGATGCACCATAGGGCAGAATGATATCTTCTGCCGGAACAAACACAGAAGTCTGCCGATCCAGCATCGGGTCCTTATAGACTTTCTTAAACGCGCATCCCGCTCCCGGCAGATTCCACAGCATCTTCTCATGCTCAGGGCGAAACTCTGTCATGTTTTCAGTTAGCTGCCAATTCAGGTCTTCCTCTACGCGCTTGGCGGCATCTTCTTTCTCGCGGTTAATCAAACCTACAATTTTTGTCTTAACCGGCCCCTGCGCGGGGAACGTCTCCATAACTGTATCGGACTGAAACCGCACAACCGCTTCGGTAATCATGGGGTGAAACACGCCACATGCTCCGGGCCAAGGCTCTGTACGGTCCTCATACTTAAGCCCCATCAACTGAATGCCGTTCTTGAGCATGTCTTCCCAGTCGCGCCGAGCATTAAGATCATTCTTAATTTCCCCATCCAGCTCCGCAACCAAAGACTCTATTTCCGCAGGGTCTATAAACTCAGCAAGATTAGCGTTGAAATCCTCGTCCGTCTCCTTGCCCGGTTCAATGACGATCTCCAGACCGTCGAGGCCAATCTTCACTTCCTCCGGGTCTTTGATCTCTATTTCAATCTCAGGGGTATCTACGGCTTCTTCTTCAATTCCCACCGGGGCTTCGTACAGTCCTTTATCTATTGCCATAATCTAGTCCTTGTTTCAATAGTACCCGGCATGGCGAGAGCTTTTAAAGAACCTAGGCTCATCTTTTTCATCCGAGTCAAGTGATATAAAGTTACCCTGCCGAAACCTCAACAGTGCCTGTGTTGCTGTATCCACAAAGTCATCATGCTCCCCAACGGGAAACGCCGCCATCTCTTCTATAACCTCGTTAGCCCAGCGCGTATCCGGGGCCCAAACCTTACCTGATGCAAACAAATCCGCTACCGCATTAACACGTACTGTCTTGTCATTCCCACGGCTTGGGGTAAACTCTTGTATCGGCACCCCAATCCTACGAAGCTCTTGAATTAGGGGGGCTCCCGCCGCCTTTTTCTCAATCAGCACCGTAACTCGCTCATCACCCCAATCGTTACGTAAATCTCTGTAGTGGTCTATCGCTACCTGTTTTAATTCAGGAAACTCCATTCTATCCTTAAACGCGTCCAACAGTATAATGTTTGGCGCACCGTTGTCCTCCTCATTGCGCCAAACCCCCCACGTTGTGCAGGCACTGTAGTCGTTTGTTGACTTGGTATCATGAGCCGTATCCCAAGACTGGATCACAAAGTCGCAGTCCGGGGGCCTATCCTGTTCCCAAACCCGCCACATCTCCCGCTTTATCAGCGCCACCGAGTCTGCCGTGGGCGACTGCTGGTACTGCGCGTTCCAATACCTCGGGTTTATCGTAGCCTTGGTCTTCATCAACTCCTCGACCGGCCACTTCTCCGGCCACAACGCTTTGCCCGAGGGCAGTATCGCTGGCAGCTCCACCACCTCCCACTGGTCAGCGTCGGGGTTGCGGGTCTGGTAGTCAATCAGCTTAGCCGTCAAGTCCAACTGCCCCCACCGCGTCATCACTACCACGATCGCCCCGCCCCACATCAACCGCTGCCGAGGGCCAGTCTGATACCACGCCCAAGCCTGCTCAAACGGAAGCTTAGACCCCGACTTCAAGTCCTGCTCTGAGTGGGGGTCATCTATGACGAGCAAGTCAGCACCCCGTCCGGCCAGAGCCCCCCCTACACCAACAGCGTAATACTTACCACCTTTGGACGTATTCCAACTCCCCGCGCTCTTACTGTCTTCTGCCAAGCGGGTTTCTGGGAATATCTCTTTGTATTCCGCGCTGCTAAGCAGGTTACGCACCCTACGCCCAAAGTCCTCAGACAGCGACACGGTGTGGGTTGCCATAATTATTTGCGCCTTCGGATTCTGTCCCAAGAACCAAGCGGGGAACAAATACGAAGTTAACTCCGACTTGCCATGACGCGGCGCAATATTAATGATAACCCTTTTCTTACGTCCCTCGGCTATGTCCTTGAAAAGCTTAGCCATTATTTTATGGTGCCCCCCAACAGAATAGTTGGGATACACCTGCTCCGCAAACCGTATCAAGTCGCCCCTCGCGGACTTGATGCTAAGCCGCTTAATCTTCTCATCAAGAAGCTGGAGCAGCGCTTCCTTCTCCTCACGCGTCTGCGCGGTCATTATTCTTTCGCTTCCGAGCCGCCAAGCAGCTCAGCCTCTACGGGGTCTAGCGTTAAGGTCTCCCCTTCCACCACCTTCATCAGATTTTCGTATTTGCCCAAACGGCGGTCTATCTCAAGCTGCAGTTCCGCGTCAGTCAATTCGGTTTTCTTCACTTCCACGCGATCAGTAAACAACGCGATCTCGGTAACTTTGCCAAGTAATTCAATGGCTCTAAGCCGTATCTTGGCGTCGGGGTGCTTGGTCTCTTCGACGAGCTGGGACATACAGTAGCCGCGTATCTCTTTAGCCTGCTCGACAAAAGCCCAGTCGTACGCAGTCAACATGCCGACCAGATGCTTTACAGCGGCGGGCACTGCGACAGTAGCTAGGGCAGATTTTTGGGCTTCGTTGCTTAGCGGTTGGGTAATGGCGGCGAAGGCGTTTTGCGCGGTTTTCCTTTGTGCCTCGTCCACCACTTGGTCGTCATCTTTGACCCCTAGCTCTTCAAGCCACTCCTGCGTCTTGAGTTTACCGTCAATGACGTCTTTAACGGAAGCTTTCGCATCCGGAACAAAATCTTGCGTGGTGGCGTGGATGTTCGGTATGAAGTCCGCGTCGTCTACACTTACAAGATGTTCAAACAAATTTTACCTCGCGCTATTTAAGCGATTTTTGGGTTTGCAAAGTCCCTGCATAATATGGTACATTAAGTCTCCTTCGTTGTGTAGCGTCGTTTCCTTTCAGACGCTTTTATTAGCCCCGGTCCTCGGGGCTATTTTTTTTTGCCTACAGGTACGTGCTAAAAACTGGAGCGATCGTTCCAAAACTAGGTACGTCTTCGCGAAATTTTAGGTACGTCTTCACGGAAAACAAAGTCTAATATTTGACAGTTTGGTTGACAGTTTTCTACAAAAAATTTTGTAAAAAATTTTACAGGCTCGTTAAAAATTTGAAAAAATACGTGCAAAATAGTGTTCTTGCCCCGCCGCCACACAGCCCCGCCATTTGGCCCCCCCACCCCCCAGTGGGGTCTGGCCCCCTGCTTGTCGGGCGGCTGGGCGGCTCAGAAACCCCCGTATGCTATAATGTAGTCACTGAATCGCACTACGGGTTCAGCAGCTAAGCCGCCACGCAACCGCGTCGCGGCTTTTTCTTTTGGGGTGCTCGCCACCCCACACTTTTTGGAGGCAACATGAAACAAGCAAACCAATGGCTCGACACCCTCATAGCCGCGCTCGCGGCGCGTAAGAACCACGAAGCCGCGCTCGCGGCGCTCATCGCGCACCATGGCGGCAAGCGTTCTCTTGCCCTTATGAACGACCTTTGCGATGGGCTCCGCGTCCTGTTTCCTAAGACGGACGCGGAAGTTAAGGCCTACATGGGCCACTTCAACGTGTCCTTCCCGCGCAAAGGGGCGGGCTACGAAACGTGGCGGCGTGACATCCTGCCGCACCTACCGAAGATCAAGGCGGCGACTACGAAGGGGACGCGAAAGGCGAGCGACCCGGTCGCCGCAGCCGCCAAGCGGCTCAAGCAACAGTTTACGGCGGCGTAGCTTCGCCGCTTAGTAACGCTGCTGTAATGGGGTGCCGATCACCCCAAGTTGTAAAGCAGTTGACACATTCTCAAGCGTGGTTGCTTGGGCGCGAGGGGGGCGGCGCGATTTCCGCCCCTTTTCTTTTGGAGAATGACATGAATACACTATCAAGAGAGCGCCAAGAGTTTTTGGCGAAACAGAACCAAGCCGGAATTCTCGACTGGTTTTACCGGTGGGGGTCGGACGGCACGGTCAACCTGTTCGAGCG